GCTTCCGCGAGGAATGAACATGTTAGTACGTCAATGTGTTTATCCACCTTCCCCGGCGCGATATGGTGAATACGGCCGGCGTTTCTTTACAACTTTTATCAGAACGTTTAAATGATAAGTTTTCGAAATAATGGGACAGCGAAATAAAACAATAATAGAAACTTGTAAATTAAAATGCATAGGTTAAAAGAGAAAGGGAATAACTATATCGCAAGAGCGGCAAGAAATCCGCTAATCAACGGATAAGCAGTGGTAAAGGAAGAAACAACGGAGCAAGCAGCCGGCCAGAGCCTAAGAATCTCAGAGATAAACCCCTCCTCTTCCACGCCAGCGTCATCCACATTGCGAACAACAGGGACGCTGGAACAAAAGTTGTCGGCAGCTGCCATCAGAAGCGGCTGTGACGGTGGGGCAGGGGTCATCAACCCCGAAGAACCAGAAAGGTTAGCGGAGTTGGTATTAGCACTCAAGACAGAAGCATTAGGATTGGTCTGGCATTCATAGTGGACGCGGACGTGCAGCTCACCCAAAGGTGTGGAAGCTGCTGCAACGCCACCAGTCGACGACTGGACACCAGAAATATAGACCAAAACACCATAGTGTCCCACAGTAGATGGGAAACTTGTACCGTTGCCAGCACGCACAGCGAGGTTGGCAAGATGAGCATCATCTGCGCCCCACATGTTGGTAGTTGGTTTAAAAAGCAAAGCCTCTTCACCGAACCTACGGAAAATACCCAAAAGGGAATCCTCCTGTAAGGAAGCGAGCGGATAATAACGGTAACCGGGAAGGTTCACCATATCCTCAAACTTGTTCGGTAAAGCCGTTTGCCAACCGTTCTGTTGTTCAGCCTGAGCCGGCTCATTGGAACCAATAGTGCTAAGATTGTTGATAGTCATGCGGTTAAAATTAATTGGGACAGGGGCCATGTGCACCTCACCTGAGACGGTGCTAAAGTTCATGGAAGAAACGAATTTAGCTCCGCCAGCTACAGCACGCGCAGAAGAAAACAGCGCGCGCATAGCCGTGAGGTTGCCAATGACATTGTCAACACCACCCCCAGCGA